TGATGTTTGTGATAAATAGACATGCTGGTGCTCCTCTTTAGCATTAGAGCAGGTGGATGTTGATAGCATCGCGACCTGCACTTCTATTTATACAAAATAAGAAGAGAAGATGGGGTGGAGGAGGTGAACCCTCACAGCGGCAGTCTGGCGGATTGTGCTGTCAACAAGAACAGTTGCACCCCAAGTTTTTACCTAGCCACATTCTCATAGATAGTCTGGAAGTCGCTCTGCTCAGCAACTTCTTCCTCATAGTTGCGCATGTGGTAAACTTTCGCCAGTTTTCGACTCAACTTCTTTGGAATCTCACATTCGTCTTGCATTTTCTCAAGGATCTCTTTAATAAGATCGCGCTCTGCTTCAATACGAGTAAGTGAGTTTGAGATTTCTTGAAGGCATCCCAGAACCTTTGCTTTATCAAGTGCCATGATTATTCTCCGAATGTCGAACTTGCGGCTTCGATTGCGATGAAGTAAGTGATATCAACGGTCTTATGCTTGAATCGAGCAAGACCTTTCTTAGCAATCGCAACATCATACGAACCATCAAGCAACTTGAAGTTTTCGACTTTCATTACAACCTTGAATTCCTTACCATTCTCGACTGTTCCAATCTCAACCTTGGACTGGTCAGCGGAATCATCCTTCACATCTGTAGCAATGAAGTTAATAGTAGAACCGTCGCTCTCAAACACAAAGTTCGGCGAACCAGAGATGCCAGCACTCTTGCGCATCCAGTCAAGATCTTCTTGCGAAAGACTGAATGAACAATCAGGCTCACCAAATGTGATTGGCTTTTCGGGTGGAGTTACAATAACTTTTGGCGAACAATACTTAATATAGTCCGACTTCTTGTTTGCGCTGATGTTAATCTTATCATCATCAAACGCCAAGTCAGCATCCTTATACAAGGAAACCTTTGCCAAGAGTTTGTTTAGATCATACAACGCAAACTCTTTCGGGAAGTCTTCACCAACGGTTGCTTCGACGAAAATTGTTTTGAGTGGGGAAATTGTCTTCAAAGTTTTGCCAGACTTGAACTGCAAACTTTGATTAATGCCTGAGAAGTTCTTCAGGACTTGCACTGTATCTTCAGAAAGTTTCATAATTAAACGACCTCATTTGCTTCAACACGATTATTATATAACGAATCAACCAACTTGTCAACCCTCACGGTCAACTCATCTAACGAACAATTATTATCCATCACAATGTCATAATGTAAACCAACCCAAGCCCATTCTGAATAATGAACTTCTGGATATGCATTGCGCATTATTTCTTGTTTGTTATAGATATTGCACTCACGAGCAAGCGCAAACCATTCTGGATCTTCACCGCGACGAACACGAACAACTTTACCACCAGACTTTACGATTGCATTAATCTCGTTTGGAAAACGAACATCAGCAATCACATAGTTATTGTAAGGAGCCTGTTCGCAGCGACGCAACACAGTATGAACCCAGAGGTCAGGATGAAATACATCACGACCTGCCTCTGTGCCCATTAACTGGAGTGCTAATCTTGGTGAGAACTCACGACCGAATTGTGCTGACCACCATGCATCTGGTTGTTCGCGCCATGCTCGGGATTCTAAAGTATCTCCCTCAAGCATGGCACGATTCCAACCAAACACAGCAGCGCAAGAATCCTTCACGCTATTCGCAAAACTTTCCTTGAAGAAATCGTGACGATCTACAAGAATATCTGCGATGGTTCCCTTACCACTGCCAATCTGCCCAACCAATCCAACAATCATAAAATATTAAAGAGTTCCAACCCAAGCAGCAACGGCTGGCATATCACCAGTAAATGCATAGGTGCCGATATGATGTGTACGCATCCATGGGCAGAGCCAAATCTCACCACCCAAACGACGCCACCACTGGCAGAACATGTAGTCTTCAGACAAGTAACGATCTGAACCGAAGCCACCGTTTTCCTTGCTATCAATCACTGTATCGAAGTATGCATGGATGTAACGCGAACCGTCGAAGTTTGCTTGACCAGCATGGTCTGGCTTGTAACGAAGTTGAGGATAGGCATCACGGAACTTGTCGAACACATGACGCTTCACCATCATAAAGCCAGTGCCAATCTCAAGAACTTCAATTGGCTCAGCAACTGAGAACTTTTCAGTGCCAGGTGCAGGATTGAACACGAAGTCGCCAGCAACCTTTTCCAATTCACCAGCATCGATATCTGGGTTCTTCTTTACTGCTTCTTTTACCGAGTTCCACTTAATGGACTTCTTTGGGTATGGTCCACCGATAACATCCTTGTCGAGAGCAAGGAGTGCAATCACATCTCGTGGATCGAAATGAATATCAGCATCTAAGAACAATAGATGCGTGAAATCTTCTGCGCGAAGAAATTCATCTACGAGATAATTGCGCGCTCTAGTGATTAGCGATTCATTAAAGATGAATGAATAACGCACTTCGATACCATATTGAGCACAAACAGTTTGAAGGTCTAGACAAGACTTTACAAACATACCATGCGACATACCACCATACATTGGTGTTGCTACGAAAAGTTTATTCTTTCGTAACTCTTCTACTTTTACTTCTAATTGCATATTAACTCCAGAGTAAAAAATTCAAATCAACATATTATATAGTTAACCAAACATAGCATCTAGCGTTGAAGATGCATTAAGTTTTTCATCAAAACCAAAATGATCACACCAAACTGCATCAACCGTGTTATCTAAATTGCTATCATACTTGCCAGTTTCAGTGCTAGCAACTCCATTTGCAAGTTCAATGTATTCGTTAGCAATATTCTTGCGATCAAATTGTTGAATCATTTTGAAGTTGGTATCAACGATCTTATTATACTCAGCCTCACTCATGTTTAGCCAATTGTTAATCAGATCCCCAAACTGTTTGGGAGTGGCATTCCATGGAATCATCAAGTAGTTGACTCCTGGTTTGAAGAAGCCGTTACCCTCTTCATTGTCAGAGATTCCAAGGTTACGAGCAATGGGAACAACACCGCGTCGCATAGCGTCAACAACTACACGATTGAAATGTTCACCATAAGTTCTAGACCATGATGGATCTAACAAAAATTTCACTTTATCTAAGATATCATCACGCTTTTGCTCTGACACAAATCCAATATAATCCATACCATTGTTTAGTGCGTTTGCCCAAATAGGTTTGTTGATTCTATCAGAAGTTGCTTGTGGGTCACGGTCAACTGTGCAATAATATTCTGGCTTACACTTATCCTTCGAAGCCATGTACGCACGCTCAATGCCATCACCAGCAACAATTACCTTGCCGTTGATATATGGGACTGCAGCCACCAAATCATCAACACGCTTCCATCGCTTAAAGGTTTGAAGAGAGAAGATCTCATTTTTACGATTGTTAAATGGTGTTGGTGTTACTGTATTGATTTCTTGTGGATTCAAGATTAATTTGCGCGGAATTTCCATAACACCAGCTTGGTTGTATGCGCTCGGATGCACGCATGCGAGACCAGCAATATGCTTACGAAGATGATGAATCCAAGGATAGTTCTTACGAAGATTACCATCATGTACAATGATGACATGCTTCGCGTTTACTTCCGTAAACATCTTCAACCATGATTGCTTTTTCTCAGAATCCTGGCACTTAAATCCAAAAATTGACTGCCAAACAACAATGTCATATGAGTTAGCAAGTTTTACAAATCGATTTACATCTTCGTCATTAATGAATGACAGATATTCACCGCGCCATCCTTTCCCTTGATGGACTGGAAGTCCAGTTCCAACACCGATGTCATAGCCAGCCTTATCATACTCTTCAGAAAACTTGCCACCAGATTTAGTGCTGCGTAGATATACAAATTTAGTCTCATGACCAAGATCTTTAAATCCAGCAATCAATTGCTCGGTGTGGGATATAATGCCACCAAAATTATTAAAGTCGTTGCAAACTACTAAAACCTTCATAAAAACCTCAAACTTATGCAATGATAATATTATACCTTAACAAACAATACAAATCAAAGTATACTATGCAATTACTATAAATCAAAATTTCTTGTGTACCCTTTGCTTGTTTTTTGCAAACCATTGTACATTTTAGTCATATTTCTTTGATCCAAACCATTTTTTTTGCAATACTCGCTCAAATTTTTTACAGTTATGCAGTTTCCATTTGGGTCTATTAGGTGCCAAATTCTAGAATTTTTTTCTACAGTTTTTTTTATACTTTCTGGACTCATTTTTTTACCAAGGTTTGCTTTAGAAATTTTATCTTTTTGTTCTTGTGTCATCACTCTTCCAGAATTTTTCTCTGATATTTTTCTTTTTGTTTCTTCGGAGTGTTTTTTACCATAGAATGGATTTAGTTCGCCGCTGATGAGCAACGATCGCAATTTCATATAATCTTGATATTTTTCAGAACTGGAAGTATCTCCCCCATCTCCCCCAAGAGTCATATTATAAGGCGGAGAAAGTTCTTTGATATAACGAATTTCAGCTTCATTTAGTATATCTTCGTCATTATATTCTTGTATTTTTTCAATAGAGAAATTACAGAACCCATACTTTTTCATTGCTCTGTAGAGATATGTGTCACCCATTTTATGTTTTCTTTTATGAGCATCCATTCTTTGTTCTAGAGTTTGTATAGTTTTCCCTATGTAAAAATCTCCAGTAATCCTGTTCGTTATCTTATACACATACATATTATAACCCCAAAGGTATTATTGTTTATATGTGTATTTATAACATATCAACTAAAAAAATCTTCTAATCCTGAACTTTTTTCAAAGTATTCTATCAGCCATGGATGATGTTTTTCTAAAAAAACTCTCCCATTTGGGACTTTATTCAAATAATCATACCATTCTTTAGAGTTTTCCCAATTTTGCATAGGGTTTGGTTTGTCTGAAAAGCAATTTTCGGAAATTCCATTCCAGAGTTTTCTTTGGAGTGGGTGCTCTTTGTTTTTTCTACGGCACTCAACATAATTAAATCGATGATCTTCATACTCTTTGCTTCCAAGTTCAAGCATCTTTTCACGCAAATAACATACAAGACTTATGCGCTCTGCATTCTCATCTAATAGTTCTATTGGTGTATTACCATGAATGTACTCATGATTATTTACGAGCAACAAGTCGCCTGGTCGAACATTAATTGCGATACGAACTTCAGGAAGAATAAGATATCCACCTGTATAGTTACCATTGTTAGATAGAACAAGAAGATTACTCAAACCTTCAGTAAAGTCACCAGCATCGCGATGCGCTGCTGTTCGGAATGTCTTGTTTACTGTAACTGTAGTAAACACAGTTCCTGGAACCAGGAATGCTGGATCAATTTTATCAGCCGCTGCGCGTTGAGCGGCATGTTTTGTGGGTAACAGTTCCCTGAATCCCTTGTCTAGCGTTTGAAGAAACGGAAAACCCATCTGAAACTTGTCGTAATGATTTTGTGTATAAGAAGTAGCACGACCGTAAGGAATCCGAGGATAACGATCAAACCATCCAGCAATACCTGAATTGACGACATTAGCATATGTCGTATCGGAGATGTATGTTTCTTCAACGCCATGTGCTTCTTCCTTGCGCTCTTTGATTGACATTTTGATAACTTTCTTAAGCCAAGTTTCAAAATCAAAATTATCTTCTTTGACCTTTGCGCTCAACCACACTAGACCGCGTGAAGAATCTTCGGATGCGTATCGTTCGCGTAAGGCAGCAACTTCTTCGGCAATATTAATTTTGATGACAGAATATTCTGTCTGTTTCTTGAAGAAATCTAGAACGCGCAATTGAAATTCATTTACCCACTCGCGACCACCACACTTTTCGCCTTTCGGTCCTGCCGCAAGTCCACGATTTTGAGTTGCTGTTGCTGCTTCACGCAATCCAGTATATGCAGCATCTTGCTCGTGCTTGCTGAAATAGTTTTTACGAAACTTAAATGCAATATTGCTTTCATCTTCACTATGCAAGAAGCAATCAGTGTCTTCATTGATAACGGTATCAAAATGAGATTCATCTAGGAATTGTCCTAGCAAATGCTCACAGTCAATTTTAGATTGCGCGATAATAATTTTTGTCATAAGTTTCTCCTGCTCATGATATTATATATCCAGCAAGGTGCAATGTCAAAAAACTGTGGGGGCAAGAACTGCCCCCACAGAAACCAGAACGGTTTAGCCTAAACAATTAGGCATTCATAGAAACAGAGATCGCATCGCGATACAATGTTTTTCTTGCACGACCAATCTGACCACGCTCGAGATACTTCTCGAACTGCGCAGAAGGATTGCCGAGACGATACGACAGAGTCTTGGTACCGTCGCTGAGAGTGGTGCGGTTTGTGTAAACCGAGATACCCTCGTTGCGAGCACGGTAAGCAAGATCAGCAGCATTGTCAACCTTGAACATCGCACGAACCTGTCGCGATGTCGCGGTGTTGCCACGAGCAAGATAATCAACAAACGAATTAAGAGCATTAGACATATAACATACCTTCACAAAAATACCCCTTCAATAATACCGCAAGATTGGGGCTTTCCTTGCGATATACCATTTATTATACTACAACAAATGGCAAAAGTAAACTATTGTGGATGCCTCTCAGCAAAAGTTTGCATCCAATTCTTCACAAGATCTTTAGCCTCATTCCTGCTGACACCAAAAGCATCAGAGACATAAGGAGCAGCACCAAACATATTGATTGCACCAGACTCGCGAAGTTTGTCAAGAAACACATTCACCTTTTCTTGCAGTTCCATTACTTCACTCCCTTGCTGGCAGCAATCTTGTTAAGAGTATCAAGAACTCGTGCCCTGATGGCTTCCTCTGTGAGACCCTGTGTATAGAACTCATGCATTTGATTTGCTGAGTATTCCACAAACTCACCCTTGTATGAGAATCGAGTGGACATAGTCGATTGGTTTTGCTCAATCGTTATATCATTCCAATCCACAACAGCAGGAGCAGGAGCAGGAGTTGCCTCCGCATCAACCTTCGTGTACAGATCCAAGAACGCAGTCTTGGTATCAGTATCGAATCGGTTCAAGCACATCTCAATTGCCTTCAAACGATTGTTGAAGATAGAGAATGCCTTGCTGATATGAACAAGACGACGAGTCGAGATGACTTCATCAACTGCGCCATCCGAGAAACTCTTGCGGATCACTTCAGCCCAAGTGATAAGACGGTCAATGAAAGTCTTGTCAGTGACGCCAAGAACAGCGAAATTCTTCTCAAGAATCTTGCGCTCAGTAGCAGCAGGAGGATATTCCTGCTCGACCGTGATAGCGAAACGCTCGAGGAATGCTTCGTTGAGCAAGTTTGTACCGATGAACCGACCATCGTCGCTGCCCTTACCCTTCGTGTTCGCAGTCGCAATCACATTGAAGCCAGCGGCGGGATGGACAACTTCACCAGTCTTCTTGTCGAAGTATGGTTTGCCCTCAAGAATCGGCTGCAAGCACAGGATATCCTCGGTGCCGAGGTCACACTCGTCAAGAAGAAGAACAGCACCACGACGCATCGCTGTAATCACAGGACCTTCGCGGCGAATCGTGCTACCATCCACCAACTCATAAGAGCCGATGAGGTCAGACTCGTCGGTGCGCTTCGTGATATTGACGCGAATCATCTCACGCTTGAGCGCAGCACAAACCTGCTCAATCATGAATGTCTTGCCGTTACCTGACAAGCCAGTGATGTAGATAGGGTAGAAGATGCGAGACTTGATAATGTCGCGCATGTCGTTGTAGAATCCGAACGGAACATAAGTTTCGTTGCGGTCAGGCACAAACGACTCAGTGAGATTTGTGGCACGACGGCTGGCAATATTCACAACCTGTGCGACCATCGCGGCAGCAGCCGCAGGGACTTCAGCAGTCTGCTTCGGAGCAGCGATCGCACTGGCAGCACTCGGTACGATATTAAACAGACCGCGACCAACCTTGCGCTCACGCAGGATGAAGTATGGGAAATTTGGAATCCCGTTCTTCTTGTTGAGGCAATACTCGTTGAGTTCCTTCAGCGAGATTACATCCTTGTCGAAGTTACTATGCAACTTCTCAAGAACATCCATCTTGCCTTTCAGATCATAATTAGACTTTCTCACATCAAACTCCATAACAAATATAATTTACCATACAACCATTATCGCTCGAATCGACTATAAAGTAAAGCGGTATTTCTTTATATAAATCAATAACTTACGCAGCGGCAAGTTCTTCAGCCAATTTAGTCAATAGCAGACGATTGTTCTTCTTGCTACCCACATTCTTGGAGAACTCACGAGCCATCTTGTTCTTGTTCATATTGCTGGTGATAGCAAGTTCTTCGTCAACGATATTACTAGTCGGAAGAGCAACATAGAAATAATTGTCATAACCAAGACGATCAACAGCAAAGTAATTATGCTCGCGGAAAGTTTTCTTGACAGCATCTTGTTCAGCGGGAGACTTATCGTTGACAAGATGTTTCATATCACGCTGAATGGCTTTCTTGTTGCCAACAAAGAAACCGATATGCTTACAGCCAGTGACATCGGTAACAAGTTCCGTGAGCGCAGACTGCATGTTATAACTATTTTCCACCTTGACTTTCTTCTTGGTCTTTTTATCAATCAGATAGACAACAGAATTGCGACGAATATTATACAAAGAAGAATCGTCGGTCGTCGGAAACGATAGATTGCTGCCACCGTCACCATCAGTCAGATACACAACATTGCAAACATCAAGTTGATGTGCATTTTGAAACTTGGTGATGATTTCACGAGAAGCAAGCAGAGTTTCTTGGAACGGAGTTCCATTCAAACTAAAACCAGACTCGCACCAATCGTGCTTCCACATGCCATGATCTTTGTCTTCAGTGCTAGGGCTGTTGTTCCAGTAATCATAGTGGCGACCATACTCATTGGCAATAACGCACATCGCATTGAACGCACGACGATACTGAACAGGCGACAACGAAGAGCCAATCAGATGCTTGAGGTGAAAGCAAGAAGAATGCATCGACATGTCAACAGCACGATTCGATACAAAACGACTTTTGCCCAGCATATTGCGCAACTTCTTGTTTTCATAACCTGCGGTGGCGTCACTGAAGCCATAAACTTCAAACGGAACCTTGGCAAGTTTGCAGAAGGACGCAAGCACAAGCATTTGCTCAATCGTGTTGCGAAGAATATCGCACATCGAACCAGACATATCAACAAACATGACAAAGCCATGATTCTTGCCCTTCGGCACGACAGTGATTTTGCGGAACAAGTCATTACTAAACTTGTACTTGTGCAGCACATTCATGTTCAACTCACCAGTTCGAGCAGTCTGCGTTCGAGCATACTCGTTGGCTTTCTTGCGCATCTCAAATTCTTTCAGAATATGCATGATGACTTTCTTGTTGTTGGTGTTAAACTTGCGCACACACTTCTGAACAACAGCGTCATAAGAGATATTATTTCTGCCGTAGGGGAGATTCTTATCAAGCACCTGCGCACGGAAGAATCGCTCAAGATCATTCACAACTTCCGTGTTCGGAAGAATGATGTTCTCAAGAACAGCATCAGGCAATTCATACATGAAGATCTTGCCAGTCTCGTTGACCAATTCCTGCTCACGGCGACGGAAATTGCGGTCAGTTACAGACTGCGGTTCACTGTCATCTTCTTGTTCTTCTTCAGTGCCTTCACCAGAACTGTATTGATCGCTGCTAGCATCGTCTTCTTCTTCAGACTCAGTTTGATTCTGCGAATCTTCAGCATCAGTACCGTCTGACTCTTCGTCTAGGTCAGAGTCAGAGTCATCACCATCGTTACCGTCGATGTCATCTTCAAAGTCAGAATTGTCATCGATGTCATCGAAGTCACCAGAATCTTTTGGATTCTCTTGACGCATCTGCTCTTGAAGATCTTGAAGATTTTGAATCTTATCTTGCTCATTTTGCTTGGTGTAATCATACACACGGCGAGCAATATCATAAACCTGGTCCCAGGTCTCAGCAGCCTCAATCTCTCGGACGATGTCACGCTCATAGTCATTGAATGAGACAACAACATGCGTGCCCATCTTGAACCGCAAGTTGATGCGGTCAATCAGATTAAGTTTGTTAAGGTCTCTGACCTTCTTGATGCCGAAGAAGTCACGATCATAAAGAGAAGCATAAGCACGAGCAAAGGACTTGGAAAGTCCAGGGAACTTGCGCTTGACAAGTTTCTCAATGCGTGCATCTTCAACGACATTCAAGAAATCTTTGAACTTCTTGTTGTCGCCTTCCTTCACAGCATCGTGCCAGCCACGCTCAGGTGTATTCAGAGCATGACCAACTTCGTGACCCGTCAGCAAGTCATACAAGTCGCCGTCCATGTCCTTCCAAACAGGAAGAATCATCGTACGATTCTTGAGGTCGAAGTATGCGGTCTTGACATTTTGATGCGAGACCGTGATATTCTCGCTCGCCAAGAGTTTGGCGAGGATAGACTTGGAAGCCTGTAAATTCGTTTTCATATAACCATTATCCCTTAAAATAGCTGAAAAGTAAAGGGAAAAAAACTATAATGAAATCAATAACTTACGCCACCCTTACTTTTGCCATCTTTTTCAGATTGGTTTTAACCTTTCTTTTGGCGTTTTCTAGATGAATTGGGCTGATGCGATTGGTGTATACAATACCGTCTAGGTGATCAATTTCATGTTGAACACAAACTGCAGTCAATCCATCAAACTCATGTTCTACAAATTGACCACCAACTGCTTGAAAGCGAACATTGATATGGTCTAGGCGATTGCACTTTACATACAATCCTGGATAAGAAAGACAACCTTCTTGAAAATCTGCAATCTTACCAGAAGTTTCTAAAATTTGCGGATTAAACATCACCCATGCCTTTTCGCCCATGTTAACAACACAAACTCTATCTTTTAATCCAACTTGATTAGCGGACAATCCTAACCCACCATAATGTCCCATGGTTTCTACTAATGAGTATGCGATATACTCTGCATCTTTTCGAGTAGCAAAATCAAAAGGAATTGTTGGCTGTCTTAAAATTGAGTCATAGAAATCTACTAACTTGAGGATTTCATATTCAACCAACATGCCATCTCTATATTTTAGAATTCTACTCATAGTTACACCATCTGTGAAAAATTCTTCACTTTACCAAATCGTATCGTATGTTTAAACTTATCAATCATCTGATCAGTCTTGTGAGTAATCACAAAAATATTTGTATTATCTGCAAACATATTTATCAACTTCATAAATTCTTCAGTACCGTTAATGTCAAGAGAACCATCAAAGACCTCATCGAAGATAAGAAGATTTGTATTGACACTGTTCTTTAATTTGGCGACCGACCTCCAGGTAAACAACAGTGCTAGATCAATACGCTTCTTCTCACCCTCTGAGAAGTTTTCATAACTGAAATCATCTCGGTGACGAGACTTGATGGTCTCCTTGAATTCTTCGTCAATATTAAAATTGACAAAGAAGTCCATCGCAGCCAAATACTTATTAACCAGTTTGTTTATAACTGGAACATATTGCTTAATGATTTTCGAC